ACCCTTATTAAATATTTCTTGCAAATTAATATCATTGGATATACTTGCAAAGATGTGAGGTTCTAAAGATTCATAATCAGAATCTATAAATTTGAATCCCTCCCTAACCATAAAGAAAGCCCTTATTCTATTATTGAAATTCAATACGATAGGATCATCATCTCCTTCTTCTTTAGGTTTAGGTAGTTGTTGCAAATCACTACCATATCTACCTGACACAGTTCCATGCTGTTTGAAATATGGGTAGAATATTCCATTTTTGTTTTTCTCTAATAATCTCTCTACATATGTAGAATTAATCTTTACTAACTTATTGTACACTCTTAGTTTATTTGCCCAAGCATACTTAGAACTTATACTCTCTATAAATAATTCATTAAATTGAGAAACTCCACTATTAGTTTTAGATATAGGTTTTAGTTTGAGATAATCAAAAGCTATCTCTGATAAATGTTTTTTTGATTGTATATTTATCAAATCGCCATTATTGTGATCTCTCCACAATTTTACACTAACTCGGTGTAATTCATTTGAAGGAACATTGTGATCACTATCAATATCTGTAAGAAATCTCTTGTAAGGAGAATCTTCTAATTTAGCAATTTCTTTTTTTAATAATCTAATTTCTCCTTTTTTATCTTTAGGTAAATCTAAATTAGCATTAGCAGCTAATAGTTTTGCAAAACTTCCTTTGTTCTTAGGAGGGAATGTCTTAACACAAGCTTGATCAAATATCCAACTCTTAACTTCTTTTAGAGATGTTAGCTCATCTATAACATCTTTTTTCTTTTCATTGATTACTTCTAATATTTCGTGTTTAGTACTATTAAGCAATTCTAAATCTAATCTTATGCCTCTCCTCTCCATTGGTATAGTTACTTCTTTATAAACAGGCATTACTTCATCCACGAAAAAAAACTTCTCTAAATTTTCATCTTGTATTTTTCCTAAAAATAGATAAGCTATTCGAAGTGTTAAATCTGTATCAGCTGCTGCATATTTTGATAGTATATCCAAATCAGCTTTATAAATTTGGTAATTATCTTTAGTTGTAGTACCTCCGTTCTTTACAATACTTTGTTTTAATTCAATCTGTTCTATATTTGCTTCTTCAGTAACATTCAATCCCAACTCACTCTGATACATCTGAGCTATCGATTTCAATCCGAAAGGAGTTCCGAAGGAGAAAGCTCCTTCCTCTTGAACAGTGTGGACTGCTAACATAGTATCCATCCACAATTCATCAAGTAAATCTATTCCATACTCATTGTTTATAATTGACGTATCAAAAGAAGCATTATGCATCACAATCTTCTTTTTATCATTTTTTAACTTCTCTATAATTATTTTCAAAATATTTACAGCAGATGCATCATCAACAATGTAATCCACTAAACAATCTTTTTCCGAACTGTATATACGAGTGGGTAAATAATAACCATTTCCAATCTTAGTTGAAAATGAAGCTCCTACTATTAAATCAGAAAATACATTTATACCTGTGGTTTCTGTATCCACTGCAACTATTTCTGATATGTGAATCTCATTCCATAACTCTACAAAATCAGACTTTGACAAAATTGTTTTATAAACTTTTTCCATATGTCTAATTTATAATTTTAACTAAAACTCCCCATACAGATCATATTTCTTTGGTTTAGGTTTCTCCACTTCTACATAACTCTCATAGATGGCATATAGTTTACCTTTAAGAGGAGCTAATCTATAATCACCATGGAAATCCTCATTTCGCATATACTCGCTTAGAGTCTCTACAATGCCCTCTATGATGTTTTCTTTTGTGGGATTACCATTGGAGTCAACGAGCATCCATCTATCACCGGGAGGGACTCTGATTGCAATCAAAAGCCCCTCCTCCCTCAGTTCTTTCTCTTCTCTATTCACAACTCTTACACTCTAATATATTTCTTGAAAATTCTTGCGCAGAATTCTGACTAAACTGATAATACAATGTCTTCACTCCTTCCGAATGAGCATATATATACAAAGCATTTATATCCTTTGCAGGTATAGATGGATGTATCATCAAGTTTAAACTCTGCGATTGATCTATATACTTCTGTCTTTGTGCTGCCTGTAGTATAATTTCTTTAGGACTTATCTCTAAAAAAGTTAAAAATACTTCCTTTGTTGGGAAATCTAAATGTTGTACAGAACCATCCTTATTCATAATACTTTTCCAAACTTCAGGAGTATCCAATCCATATTTTTGCAACTCACTCTCTAAATAAGGATTCTTATAAACTGTTTTAATCTTTGCCAAATCTTTTATAAAGTAATTAGACTTCATAGGTTCAACACTCATAGATACTTGACCGAGAATGAAACTTGTAGATTTTGTTGGAGCAATAGCCATCAAGGTAGTATTAGCATAGCCATCTCTTATACACTTATATTTTGATGGATTTGACTGATACAAATTAATAGATGCTAAGTCTGTTTTATCTTTAAATGTTTTAAATATACTATTGTTCAACATCTTAGCTTCCAATGATTCAAAAGCAATTAGTTTAGATTGTAAGTACGAATGATATCCTAATACTCCAACTCCTATTGATCTATGGTTTTTTGCAAAATTATGTGCTCTTTCTAAACCTTTTAGGTTCTTAGATTTTTCTATGAATTCATCTAATACAGCATTTAAGAACTGAACATATACTTCAATAGCATCTGTATCCTTTATGGAATCCCAATGTAATAGATTTATAGATCCTATACAACAAACAAAAGATTCATTTTTATTGGATGGTAGTTGTATTTCAGAACATAAGTTACTCGCTACTATCTCTAAAGATTCTGTATGTTTAATATCTGCATACGGAGTATTTCTGTTAGTGGTATCCCTGAACATTATATAAGGTAATCCTAACTCTACTCTTCTTTGTATTACCTTCGCCCAAACTTTTCTCTTATCAGAATCTCCCGCTTTCATGTCCTCCATCCAAGAATCTCCTATCGTAATACCATACTGCAAATTTTGTATAGGATTGCCCTCTGTGGCTATATCTAAGAAATCTAATATATCATCATGCTCTATAGGTAAATACACTGCACAAGCCCCTCTACGAGCCTCAGATTGCTTACATACATCTACTACAGTATCATACAGTTTTGAGTAATGAACAGGCCCATCAGCTGTTCCTCCTGTCCTTATTTTAGAACCTCTTGATCTAACTTCTCCTAAATATACAGAAGTGCCCCCTCCATACTTAGACATCATACCCACCTCTGTAGAAGTATTCAACATACTTATCATACTATCTTCAGTGTAAGATCCATAACATGATATGGGTAATCCTTTATCTTTAGCAAAGTTAATCCAAACAGGTGTAGATAAACTATAGTAACCTTTAGACATATAGTCTTCAAACTTTTGAGCAAATCCTTTTATATTAAGAATTCTCTCAGCTGCTTCTGATATATCTCTTAGTCTATCTTCAGCAGATTCTTCTATATATCCTCTTGAGAGAAACTTACGAGAATCTTCATTTAGCCAATAATATTTTGTGTATTCCATTTCTAATTTTTTTTAAAATAAATCATCTTCTGTAATAGATTTCTCCTTCTTCGTATAATCTACTAATCTCTTATAAAAAAAATCTCCTTCCTTAGATGAAGTTATTTCCAAATCAAACCAATGGACTCTTTCTAATAACGTAGTATCTACTTCGAATATACTATCCATACCAATCTTATTCAAAGAGTTATTAAATCTGTTCATTATAAAATGTTTGATAGTTTCTTTAGGTAGAAATTCTAATTCTCCATTCTCGAAAATCCAATCTAATATTTTACACTCTGCAACAAAAGCTTTGTTACATGCTGAATATATTAAGCTATTAAAAGATTCATCAAACCATTCAGGATTTTCCTCTTTTATAATATTTATGATTTCAACTCCGAAATTACCATGAATATCTTCTTCTTTTGAAGTAGCTTCGACTACATTAGAAATACCTTTAAATATATTCTTTTCTTTATTGAACGACATCATTATCAAAAATTGACTGAATAATGATACATGTTCTATAAATAGTGAAAATAGCAGAACAGATTTGGTAAACATCTTATCATCTCTACTCCTTGTCCCATCTAAGTATTTACTTAAATATGATATCCTATCTCTAATAGCAGGTATTTGAACTACTGTCCTAAACTCATCTTCTAATCCAAGGATTCTTAACAGTCTTGCATAAGCATCCTTATGTCTTACTTCACTCTCTGCAAAGGTCATACCTACGTCACCAATCTCAGTTATAGGCATTCTTTTATACATATCAGCCCAAAAAGTTTTTACATTAACTTCTATTTGTGATATGGCTAACATAGTTTTTTTAATAATATCCCTCTCAACATCTGACACATTTACTTTAAAATCATTAATGTCTGTAGTAAAATTATATTCAGTGTCTATCCAATATGAATGTCTTATAGCATCTTTATATTTTAATAGAGATGGGTATTCATAAGGAAGTATATTAACTCTTCCTTCAAATATGTTTTTCTTTTTCATTAAGATTTTTTTTGTTTATAACAATGTAAGCAAATATAAATATAACTAAATTATTTAGGAATTCTTAAATTCTGCAAACATATCATAAAAAGATTCTCTTTCTTTATCTCTATTTACATTATCAAAAGCTGTTACTTCTTTTCTTATTTTTACAGCATCTCCCGAATTTTCTCTGAATATTTCAATGTTACCATTGGATGCATCAAACTTAGATGGGAATGTTACACCATCTGCTCCAAATCTATTTTTAATAACGTGAAATCTTCCAATACCTAATACTTTATCTTCAGCTCTTCGTGATAATGATATGATAAAATCTCCAATTGCTATCTTACTATAGTCTTCAGATATCTTATCTGCCTCTATTATCTCAGAATCCAAACTTGATCTGTTTGTTTGGGATGCAGTCCATACAGGACAATCATATTCTGCTGACAGACTTCTGAGTCCTTCATAGATTTGCTTTAATTCAAATCTCAATTCCTTATTGTGTCCCTTGAGTAAGTCAGCATAATCTACAATTATGATATCAGGTTTCTGCGATTGTGCAATGCATCTATCTAAATGAGATTTTAAAGTTAATATAGATGCAGTCTTTGCAGGAAATTGTTCTACAATTAAATTGCCTTTGAGAGTTTTTACTTTGTCTTCAACCCTATCTCTATGTAGTAATAGATTAGAATTATTTAACCCTGTGATAATACTATCGTATCTTCTTGCAGTATATATTCTATTTAACTCTAATGTATAGTGTATAACAGTTTTACCCATTATGAGAGCGTTAGCACCTAAAGCAGATAATACCCAAGACTTACCTGCACCCGCAGGTGCAATCACAACGCCTAATTCACCACCTGCTAAACCTCCTTGTAGAACATCATCTACACACTCCCACCCTGTAGTAACAGTATTTCTAAAATTGTCAGCATATCTTTCCTCAAATTGATCTTTATAGATATGTCCAATGTCTCTTGTGAACCCTGATTTTAAAGCTGCATCTAATGTTGACTTAACACCATCATAATCAGAAGTATTTAATAATTCAACACATTCTAATATTGCTCTCTTTATTTCCTGATTCCTACAAAAATCTATAGATTGTTCTTTTATATAATCTAAATCAGGAGAATTCTTTAACACCTCACCTCTCTTCAAATACTCAATTATTTCTTGTTTGAGCAAACTCTGAGTTTCAGGTAGCTTTACCACCTCTGTACCTAAAACTGTAAATGATGGTGATTTATTATATTTAAAATAATAATCTAAAGAGGATTTTATAATCCATTGGGATGCATTTCCGAAAAAGTAAATTGGTTTTAAAATATCAGAAATTTGAGTAATAAACGGAGTATCGTCTATCAATGCTGATATTAACTTATATTCAAAATCTTTACCGTAACTACTTATAGTGTTTTTCATTTTTGTAAATTTTTAAGATAATTTTTCCAAAATAAAAAATCATATTCATTTTTACACAATCCTATATTGGAAAAAGTGTTTTGTAACTTAGTATCATCTAATTCAGGAAGTTCACTCCTTGCTATTGACATTATGTTAGAACGTGCAGTAGCTGACATATTAGGTTCTAACAATTGCATAAGTTCGTAATTTCTGTACAATGTATCTTTTTGATTTAATATATTTTCAAATATTTTAGCTTTAGAACTTTTATCATATAACTCTTGACTCATATCAATTATATCATCTATAGTTACATGTTCATCCGCTGAATCTAATTTGAAATGTTTATTTAAACCAACTTGTCCTACTTGTTTAAGTCCCGATATGTTATCCGTTCTATCTCCCGTAAAACATCTGTATGTTAAATAATTTAGTGGAGTATATCCATATAATGGAATCATATCACTTTCAGTTATCAACATCTTCTTTTCATGGGAGTAAACTGAAATCTTATCATCTATAAGCTGTAAATAATCTTTGTCAGAACTTATAATAATCTTTGAAGATTCTTTAGGATATATCTGCTTACATAAATATGCTATAACATCATCTGCTTCAACATTATCCATAATTATAGTTCTGACAGGCATTATATCTAACGTATCTACTAATAGATTTACTTGCATTCTTTGAGATTCATTTTCATTTATAATGCCTCTCGTATCATCAAATCTATTAAAACTTGACGAATTGAAAACTCTATGCTTGTAATCTTTAAGTAGCTTCCTTCTTCTACTACTGCCTCCTTTCCCATCAAATACTACACATATAGATGTTGGTGAATAATCTACTATAGCTTTATGTAATGTTCTGAAAAATCCAAGAATTCCTCCAACATGGTCTCCTTGATAGTCTATGATAGGGACAGCTTGAAAGTTTCTTATAAAAAGATTCAAGCCATCCACTATCAAAATCTTATTATCAACTTTGAGTTCTGATATTTGACTTTCTTTAAATTTTAAAAAATCTTCAAATGTTGAATCAATACTCATCTTCAAAGTCTTCTTCTATTATGAGATCATCGATATCTACTTTACTATCTTTTTCGTATTTAAATATCAATGCATCACATAGTTGATTATACAATAATTCCTTATACTTAGGATTTGCTATTACTTTATCATAAAAATCCTTTGATAAGAATTTTATGGTATCTAATACTTCTCCTGTCTCAGGATTAACAACTCTATAGGTATACCAAGATCCATTTAAATCAACTAATTTGTGATTCTTCATCTCCTCTAACCAAGAATTATAATTGTCCATTCCTGAATTATAGTATATATTATACTTAACTTTTCTATGGGGAGGAGCTAATCTATTCTTCATAACATGAACAGCAGTTTCTACTCCTATGAAATCCTTTATCTTATCTTCCTTAGAACCTACAAAAAGTTTCTTTTTCTGTTCTAATCTCAATCTCAAAGATGAATGAAATGCAATACCCTTACCTCCCGATGTTGTATAATGATCAGGAGAGTTTGGTGGCATATTCAAATTAATCCTGAGTTGGTTAGTCAGTATTAAACATACTCTCTGCTTACCTATTAAATGTGTAATCTTTCTCATAGATTGAGACAATATAATAGACTTACTCGTGTTGAATCCTTTCTTATCGAAATTAGTCTCAGTTTCTAATTTAGTAGTTGCTCCCATAACAGAGTCAATAACTATAGTAACTAATTTATCAGGATCTGATTCTCTAAGCTTTAAAATAAATTTTTCTATTAATTCAAATATATTCTCCAAAACATTTTCGGATATATAAATTAATTTCTTCAAATCCAATCCTATAGCTTTCATGAATTCATCACTTGCTGCATTCTCGGTGTCTATATATACAGCTATGCCATCTTTTTCTATAGTAGATTTTAGAGCATGACATGCTAATAAAGATTTACCTGATGCTTCCATTCCCGAAATTTCGGTGATTCTCCCTACGGGAAAACCACCGTTTTTTCGATTTGAAATTACAATGTCTAAAATATCATTTCCTGAAGGTATATAATCTGTGACATCTGATGGGTTGAAATCAGATCCATCTAAAGAAAAAGCAACTTTATCATTATTCTTTTTATAAAAACTATTGATATAGTTAGTTAAGTCTTTAACAGTTGATGGTTCGCTAACCTCAGTCTTTTTTTTAGACATTATAAATTATTTTGAATTTAACAATCTTTCGAACTCGCTCATAGCATCGTATACCGATGTATTTTGTCCAATATTTGGACTTGCTGAGGGGAATGTTACCACATTAGCAGTAGTTGCAATAGTTGGAGCAGGTACTGCTTGAGGCTCAGAGAAATTAGCAGATTTGTTAGGATATAGATAATTTTCTAAAATACTAATCAACTCCTCCTTTGAAGGTACTTTAAACAAATCATCAATCTTAGGAATACTTGCTAAAGCACTGCTGCCTATAGAAGCATCTGTAAATGCAGGAGTCTTATTAGGTTTAATCATTACGGTTGTACTTGGATAACCATCTCCTACTTTTGGGTGATATTCAATGTAGATATCGTTTCCTGAATTCAAATCAGAAATATCTCCATAATCTCCGCTGTTCAAAAACTTGCATAAATCTTTGTAAACAGCTTCTGAAAACCCGTAGAATTTAACACCCTTATGTTCTTCTCCCCGAATAATAATTGGAGCAAATACTGTAAGCTTTGGTTCTAAATTCTTACCTCTCTTCCAAGAATCTTTACTACCTTCAGCTTGTAGTTTCTTAGCCCATTGAACAATCGGATCTTCTAATCCGTAAGTTATGGGAGATAAAATTCTCTTGTCAGTTAGATTGTAATGAAAATAAAGTCTCCTCAGAGAATCTGTTGGATCATGCGGATACGGAACAATTCTAATAATGTGCTCTTTCTCAGGTTTCCAAAAAAGATCACTGTTTGTCGAATCCTTTGAAGTTTTCTTATTCAAGCGATTCATGTCAGCTCGAATAGCATCGAAATTAATACTCATAACTTTGAAATTTGTTAATAATTAAATATATACTGATTTTTTGAAATCCAAATTTATTAAAACTAAGTTGTCTTCTAACACTTCTTCATTTTCGAATTCTACCGATGTCTTTTTGATAATAAGCAATTTATCTTGATAGTTATCCCAATCTATCTGTAAGTTCTTATCCAATACTCCATTGTTTATAGATTTAATCAATGAGTTCAAAGCATTGATAGTATACAATGTATTTGATTGTTTTTTTCTATTAATCAATATTGTGTTCTTTGCCAAACCATCTCTTAAATTATTTTCAATATTGTAAACTAATATAAGACTCTGCGGATTGTCTCGATCACAATATAAATATAATTTATTATTGGATATCTTGAAATACGTTGATATGTAGTCTATTGTTAGACTCAGAGAATCATTTACCGTAAATGTACATAATAATTGTTTTTTCATAATGTAATTTTTTTCAGCATCAAACGCTAAACAGCTCCATTTCTTTGTAGTTGTTACCTTTCTTTACCTTGCTATTTATTAATAAATGTTTTATATCTTTTAATAAATCATAACCATCTTCTAAATTATAATCTATCAAAAATGAATCGTATGTGTAAAGAATTATTTTAGATTTTTTATATTCTAATAATCTATTCACATCATATATAAATAGCATAGAAATTTCAGTTTCTAACATTTGTATGTAATAACTGAATAATTTTGATTTATTCATGTCTTCATCATCAATGTGTAATTTTCTTTTGCTTATGTGACTTCTAATATATTTGTTAGTTTTGAAATCTTCCCAAACTTTTTTCTTTAATGTAGATACCTTATTAAAGAAATCAATATTATAACTTCTACATAAATCTTCATCGTCTTTGTATAATAATTTAAAACTTAACTTCTTACTCTCCTCGTATTGATCCTCAGTTAATGTATCAGTTTTAAAATACATCTTCCCAAAATAATTGTGAATAGATTCTATATTAGAAAAATCATATTCTAAAATTTTTGCTATAAGTCTCAAATGATATGAATCGAAATCATACTCAACTAAGAATCCATTGGTATATCTACTTACGAAGTTTTTTCTACTATCGTCTTTTTTATTTAAAGCAGAATAGTTAACTCCATCGAATGTATTTGAAGGTCTACCTGTTTTAGTATGAATACTGTACAGAACATTTATATAATTTTTAATATACTTCTTGTTAAAAGTATTATTGAAATTAGTAATGTCAACATACATACCATTACGTTCAATTGCTTGAATTGAAGGGTATACAATGTATGAATAGAATTTGGAAGCAGTATCTATCTCAAATAAAGAATCTAAGCTAATAATCTTAGATATCAAATCTTCACAAGCTTTTACATACTTGTAATAAGGTACATACTTGTAATAATCAACTACTCTATAATGTTCTCTAAATGCTCCAAAATATAAACTGTCTATATCAAAAGATATTCCATTCAACCATAACTGAGTCTCTAAATCATAAGACTTTACTGTTGGGTAGTATACGTCAAATAATTTCTTATTGTATACTATACAATCATCTTTAATTTCAGGGTATTGTACATTGCCTATATCAGATAATTCTATAGGGTATAATTCTGTAGACTTTGAAGTTACATCATATACCGACATAAATCCTATACCTGCTTCGGTATAGTGACCATTACTATTCGGTATGCATATAACTAATTTCATTCTATATAACTTTGTGATTGCAAATATACAAAACTTTTTTATAAAAAAGATATTTTACCTATAAAATTCTAAAATATTTTTTAAAAATTTATCCAATCCTATAAAAATACTTTCAGAATCTTTTATCTGCCTTATATTAAAGTTTCTAACATACTCTATATTTCCTGATATTCTCCAAGAAATACTTACATAACTATACAAATTAGGATCTATATTTGTTTTGCTACTGTTAGAATTTATTGTATTAAATTGAGATTCATCAATCTCTACTATAGTATTTTGAGGTGAATTATTCTTCTGCACAAAATATCTGACAATTACTCCTACTGTATAATCATAATCTTTTAATTGTCTTTTTATCGGAATAGGTGCTGCCGAACCTCCTTTTACTGAATTTCGTAGTCTTACGGTTTCTGTATTGAAAGTATGCCTTGGTACTAAAATTTTATTATTTCTACTTACAGGATCATATACATATGCAATATTATTATTAGCATTTATATAATAACTTCCTACATATTCTAAACCTTGTAGTGTGTAATATTCCAATCCTTTGGTGTGTCTAATATCTTCCATAGTATTAAAAATCTAAATAAGGACAAGCCCTCGTACTAAGACTCGTTGTCCAAACTCCTGTCGCATCTATCTTATCTTCAACATCCATAACAACAAATCCTATACCATTACTCGGTCTTGCAAAGTCAGGTAAGTTTGTTGACGTGAATATGTTTCCTGCTATTATAGGATAAGTTCCTTCCATCTCAACTTTCATTTCCAAATCAAAATATTCTGTAAAACTAAACTTACCATTTAAGTTTTTCCCTTCCATAACTTGCATAGCATTGTAAACTTTCTTAAATTCTGATAAGGTTGAACAAGCGTCTGCAATAGAATCTTCACTAAACTCTTTCTTAGCCATTTTAGCATAAGCTCCAATTTGCTCATCAGTAGATGTTAATTTTTCTAATAGAGAATCATACTCTTTTTTAACATTTGATATATAAGAATTATCTTCAGATATTTTTCCTGAAGTTCCTGATCCTTCTCGTATTCCTGTTACTAATGCTAAGTCCACCAAATCTGTAGGTAGTTTCCCCTCTACTACTAAAGATAAGCAATTACCATCACCTTTTATGGGATCGAACTCAAACAACTCAACTTTTTCACCACTTATAGATAATGCATCTGTTATTATTAATTTCTGCATTTCCAAAGAATCATTTATCTTAGTAGGATCAGGTAATCTAAAAGATAAATTAACATAATTTCCCGATGCTCTTGCTATTTTTGAAAATATAGTTTCAAAGAACTCTTTTATACTATAGGTAACATCTGATATTCTATCTGTTTTATTTGTTTTATTTTTAGTAGATTCTTCTCTTGCTGTATTCAATTCTTTAAATTTAGTATATAATTCATCTACCACAGCTTTTCTGCTTATCAGTATATATCTATGAGCAACATAATCTCCGAGAACACAATTTGTTTGGAAAAAACTACCTCCTACTTCAAAATCTTTTCCTTGACCTGCATTATTTTTATAATTTCCTGAACCTCTTCCTAAAAATAAAACTGATACAGGATCTGCTGATCTAAATTTTTGACCTATAACTGAAGTTGGAGTATATGAGTATGGATACTTATCTTCAAAAGCTATTACAAATTTTAATTTATTCCCACACTTTTCATTCGTTATTGATATAATTGTCTTGTTAATCAAGTCTACTAAATATTGAAGAGAAACATATTCGTGAGCATCACTCGCAAGTCCTGTACTCTCATCTTTTGAATTAAAGAATGACATTATGAATGATCCAAATTTAGAGAATCCGGGAAAGGTGGTATATATCTTCCCAACAGGATTACCTCCCGCCATCCCCGATGATCGAGGTTCATATCCATCACTAAATTGTGCTGTTCTATTCTTACCTCCCTCCTGTAAATCATACATAATCTTAGTAATCAAACTTGTAACATTTTCAGTAGAATGCATAAAACTATTTCCGTATGTAAATTTCTGATTTGGAAATTTATAAGAAACGTCACAAGATAGTACATCAAGATTAGCAATAGCAGATGCAGGCCCTATAGCATTGAACCTACAAACATAAGTGTTCATATCAGTATTAGAATATCCTCCCGCTATTATATAAGCTCCTTCTATCTTATTTGATACTAATCCCCTCCCATTGAAATCAGAACCATGTCCCCATCTTATCGTTATAGGATTTCTATCTTTCTCTCTTCTCAGGTATGCTCTCGCATATGTTACGAATGCATCATATGAGAATACTTCAAACTCAACGTCAATCTCCAAAGTAAGATTCATCTTCTCAGCTTTACCCGTAACTCTTTTAATACTCAAACTTTTAAGTATTGCTCCATTGGGTCTATTGTCACCATTATAATTATATGTAGTTGTATATCCTCCTAACTTAGATGCAAGAGATGGATATTTGGTATTAGGAATACTTATACTTGCCCAAGCAGGTAACCTTCTCTTGTAATCTCCACTAAGGTCAACACCTCCACCTCTCATATTATAATGAAGACCTTTACGAGCTTTCATAGCTCCGAGAGTTGCAGTGTCAAATTTCTGTCTAAGTAAGTCCATTTTCTATTAGTTTTTGTATTTCCAAATCATCTATCGGAAACGGTATTCTCAATCTTAGACCTACGGGAACCATAAAACTTCCTTTGCCTAAATTATTAGCTCTTGCTATAACCCACCATAATGTTTGATCTTGGTAGAACTCGTTTGCTAATAGATCTAATCTATCTAATCTTCTTGAATATATGTAAACATCACTTTGTCTAAATGGTATAGATGGGTAGAATGTAGAACTATATCTCAAATTACTTGTAGATTTATCCTTTATTTCGTTTGCAAGTTTAGTATATCTTTTCATATTTTACTATGTTCTATGGCTAAATATATCATTAGTATCTGATGGCATTCTCTTTCCAACCCATCGTATTGTCATGTTAACCGTTGTTAACATTGGTAAATCCTCAATAAAACTTGTCTTATCATTCTCCCATTGATAATCTAATGAACTAACATATCCTATTTCATCAACATATATTTTACCTATCGTAAATTGTAGAAAATTACCTTGAAATCCTTTATTACCACTAAAATAATGTGGCATTGTAGCTCTTGATAAATCTTGTAATTTATCAAACATAGTACTAACGTCAGCATCTACATTGTTTTCTGCTACAACAGTAAAATTTATATCAACATCTTTAGCAAATGATGATAGCAATACTTTGGCATCTGCTCTTCCTATCTCAGGAAAATCTGTCCAACTTGGTGCAAATCTTGATGCAATTGTATTTATGTATGCAGGAAACTCTACTGAAGTGCCTAATGGTATAATTACAAACTTTATAGTTTCAAATGGTGGTTTTGCCATATTAAATTTATATTGTTTTCTTTAGTTTAGATTTCAATTTACTAACTGTACCATCGTCAAATTCTATAACTAACTGAGGATTTGCGTTGACATATTGTTGCATTACATTTATTAATCTATCTATCTTAGCATTGGTATTGTTACTCTGTAAGGATGTATTTCTATCTTCAAAGGTTGTAGTCGATACACTATCAGTCTTAGTCTTATTCTTTATATCTATAGGATTTGGATTTATAGTAGAATCTGTAGTTACTTTTGCTGTCATTGATACAGCTCCCAAATTTTTTAACTTAGAAGATATGGATGCTATGTCCACATTTTGTAAATTATTTAAATTTTCTACTAAAGATTCTATTGACTTCGATAACTCACTTATAGGATTTACATTCTGTTGAACGACACTTCCAAAGTAAGAAAATGATAATGCAAACACAGTAAAACCTACTGAAGCTGCTAATAAAGCAATACTTGCAGCAGCAGCACTTATGCCAAAACCTACTAAGGCAGGCCCCATAGCAGCAACTACAAATAATTGCTCTAATGTCATAGATGATAATGAAGTAGCAAATGCCTGTATAGCGGGTGCTGCTAAACTTAATGCATATCCTAATGCTATAGCTGATCCTATTAGTATTGCTAACCCAAATATTGCTGCACCACTCATCATTATACTTCCAAATGTAGATAATGCAGTACCTAATAATGTTAAACCTGTAGCTGCCAATGGAGCAGCTAAACCTAATGCTGCCATACCTATTGCAGCAGGTATCATTGCGATAAATGCAACTGCGGATATTGCCATTGCAACAGCACCTATTAATACTTTGCTATTTCCCATGGATATCAATCCTGAAGCTAATCCTTGTAGTCCAACTTTTAAACTCTTACCATCCACAGTAGACATAAGTTTAATACCAAACATAGCAGGTATCATAGATACAAATCCTACAGAAGCAGCTACTAAACTTGCAGAACCTCCAACAACTTTACCTCTTCCCATAGACGTTAACCCTGAAGCTAATCCTTGTAGTCCAACTTTTAAACTCTTACCATCTATAGTAGATGCTAATTTAATACCAATCATAGCAGGTATCATAGCTACAAAGCCCACTGCTGTAGGTATTAAATTAAGAGCTCCTACTGCAACTTTACCTTTCCCCATAGATTTAAGACCCATAGCTAAATTCTGTAGGAAATCTTTTACATTTTGACCTGACTTAGGTTTAATTTTATCAGAAGATTCTGATACGTTTTGAATAGATTCATTCAATGTGTCTCCAATACCTCCTCCACTATCAGGTGGTGGGGTTGCATTCGCACCATTGGGTGGAGTAGGTGTACTTGATTGAATACCTTGTCCACTAAATACTCCTTTTATTTTATCATAAACACCTTTAACTTTGTCAGGTATATTTTTAAAAGTATCCATATTAAATATACTTTTGAAAGATTCAGCTACCTTTGAAAAGTTTAATTTTGTAAATAATTTAGATCCAACATATAATGCTGACATTCCTCCTAATATAACCTTTAATGGGCCTAACCAACCATCTCTTAAATCATCCCCTACTTTTCTTACAGCATCTCCAATTCCATTGAATATTATATCATTTATAATTTCTAAAGGATATAAAAAAGCTTCAACAAAATATCCTATAACTTGAAATCCGTATCCAATTCCTTTTATTATAAGTGCTATTCCTGATAATATATTTGACGCAGTCTCTAATACAGGAACTAATGCTTCAACTAATGGCAATACTGCTTTTATTAGAGCATTCTTAATCTTACTTAATGCTACATCAAATCTTTCAGCTTGTTGAGCTTTTGATATTTCAGACTTTAATTGACCTGCACTCATTTTTTCTACACCATCCAAAGTTTTTAAATGGTCTAAAGCATACTTCTGTTCTTCTTCTGTAAGTCCTGAGAGCTTTTCTCTAATGTATAAACTCTTTTGCAGCTCCCCAACTTCCATACCAAAAGCTTTTGCTAATAGCATTCTTTGTGGAACAGATGCACTTTGAAACTCAGCGTAAGTACCTGCTTGTTTTGATATCTCTTGCATCATCTTCACAGTCTCTCCCTGTAAAGCATAATTTCTTGCAGCACTGACATCAATAAGTTTACCCATAGCAACAGATGCTTCCATCTGTGCAGTCAAACTACCTTGAACATCAAATAAATGATCTTGTATCTTAGCTGCTTGTGATAGACTAAATCCTAACTTTCTAACCTCTATTGCTGCTTTGGCTGCTTCAATGGGCATTCCTGCAAAGTTTGTTGCGAGAAACTCGGAGTTTTCGACTAAGTCTCTTGTAATCACTCCGGGGGCTAACTTATTAGCCTTCGCCAAATTACCCACTGCTACTTGCATATTTCCTGCCATACTTTCGTCAGCACCTAACTCCATAAAAGTACCCTGCAATTGAGCAGCAGTCTCAGCAGTATATCCAAATACCTTTGCAGCATCTGATATCTGTACTAATGTCGTATCCGTTAATTGTGCAAATCTTGAGTAATTATTTACCCACCCCTTTTGTACATTAACAATATCTTCTAAAGTTGATAATTGATTATGAAATGAAGTTTGTGCAGATAAAGCATTCTTATATAAATCATAAGCTTGAACAGATGCTAATCCTGTCTCAGCTTGTATACCTTTAGTAATTTCATTTATAGAACTTAGTAAGGAATGTACTCCTTTGAATGCAAATACCATTGCACCTATGATAGGGCCCATCATACCAATATGACCTCTCATAACCTTCATACCCGCTGCTAATGCTTTTATAGGGTCTCTCGTCTCCATAAAAACATCTCTAATAGCTGTACCTGCTTCAATTGATATATCCTTAGCTTGTAGAAAAGCTTTTGATAAACCTTTTCCAAAAAATGGAATCATATTAGCTATAGCAGCATATTTCGTATATGATGTATCTACTTTTTTAACATAATCTTCAAAAGCATCATTTATTTCCTCTCTAACTCCAAGTTCTGACTTTAACGTATTTAATGATTTTTTGTTATTCTGTAATTCATCATACGCCATATCCGATAACTTTGACTTCGTAGATTTTATATCCTCAAGTATTGAAGCTCTCTCAGAATCATCGTCTTTACTTGTTTCCGATAATTTAGTATTTAAACCATCTAATTCAGATTTTAAACTATTTACAGTATCACTAAATTGAACTCCTTTATCTATCAACTGTTGAAACATATCAGAATCTACAAGAATACCTCTATTCTCACTGATATCCATCAATGTCTTTGCATAATCTATTAGCCTTATTTTATCCCTCAACAGAGATATACTCGCATCCAATGACATATTATTCTTAGATATAAGTCCTATATTCTCATGATCTAAGTTATTTAACTTTTCTTTTACCGAAGATGATTTGTTTAATTCTGATAATTGTTTTCCTATTAACTTATTTAATTCTTCGTATATTGCAGCACTTACCTGTAACTCTTTATTAGAATCTTCTAAGATTTCTAATATCTCTTCTACAACATCTTTATAATCTTCATTGGATACATCTATATTCTTTAACTCTTTAGATAACTCTTTGTAGTTTTTAAGTATTTCCTTAATATCCTTTAACTGCTTTGCTGTTAAATTATTATTTTCTTTAAAGAAATCTTTTAACTTGGTTTGTAAATTTTGTATATCTAATGCACCATCAGCTGCTTCTTGTCGAGCTGCTTTTCCTAAATCTTCTAATTCTTTCTTAGGGTCTTTCCTATTTGCCATTATTTAATATTAGGATGTTTCTTCTTTAGTCTCCGTATTTCATCTTTATAACGTTGTTCATTGAATTTAATATCATGTATTAATTCTTGAATTTCGGGATCTCTACTTGCTGTATACATCCTTTCCAACATCTTTACTTGCTTACCAAATGAAAACAATGCTAAGATACCTGCTAAAAAACCCTCTTGCAAAATTTTTGAAGTTTGCTTAGTCATACAAATACTTTACTATAAATATAATATACCTAACATATTTAGTAATAAATACTATATAAAATATTAACGTCTTCTATTTTGTTTAGGATTCTCTTGTTTTATATATGCATTTATCTCTTGTATATATATTTGTCTTACATATACAGGAAGATTATACACTTCTGTAAAAGATAGTGAACCTTTACTATTATAGCTTAAATTAAGTATTTGCTTGTATAAATCTAACTTATACTTTAACGTCAGGCCAAAAAAACTGTACCCCGATGGGAGCGTTAGTGCGAAAGGTTTCCCCTGTTTGTCGATCTGTCACCTCCACTGACAGATTTATTCCCGGTTGAACTTCCTCGATATACTTCCTCAAAGATCTTGCATCTGAAGCTAACATTTGCGTATCTACAAAATCTCTTATGTACTTAACATCATAATTACCATCTACTGAAACTATATAATATTTTAATTGAGTAGATGATATCTTGGATAAACCGTTGAATATCTTTTTATTTTTTTCAATTTCTTCTTGCAACTTTTTTTGATCAAGTTGCCTTAGCATTCTAAATGTAATCTTATTCTTAGTCGATGGTAGTTCAAAGTTAAGTTCATTAACTCCTAAACTATCAACATACTGCTCATCTAAAAATTTAAGTTCTATTTCTGATAAATCAATAGTTTCTCTCTGCTTTTTTCCTGAAGGTGTGTCAATGCTAACTTCGTACTCACTGCCGTATCCAAAAATACGAGAAGCTACTGTTATAGCATCAATATCCCCAACTAACAAATCATCTAACTTTATACCTTCAGTAACTATTAAAGATTCTAAAAACTTATCAATAACAATTCCTTTTTTAATATATGATTCTGTAGTAAGAATATCTTCCTCTTTAGCAGTCATATATTTTATCTCAATAGTACCTTTATGAAGAGGACTATCTTTTGGGTAAAGTAGTCCTCTTGAAGGTAAGTCTATAATTTCTGTAGGAATTCTATATCCTACAGCTTCTTTCTGAGTTTGTGTTACAATAGAACTTTCTTCCTCTGAAATAACATCTTTTTTTGGATAGCTCGTATCTAAATTCATATTTAAAACTTTTTTTTAATAACTTAATAAATAATATAATTGTTCATTAGGATGGGAAGTATTCTGCCCAATCATAAGAAATTGTTGCTTCAATAGCTACTAAATCATCTGAAGATACATCTAAACTACCCCAATTGATATTCGCAAAAAATGCACCATTCAATTCCCAATAAGCACCTGTGAGACCGTTAATATCTCCTTGAGGTGGAACATAGTATAATGTTATCTTCTTCTTATAAGTTGACATGTACTCATCTACATCCGTTCTTGAATTGTGATGGTCATCATTCAACCAATTATGAGCCACAGCTGCACCACTTTTTCGTGCTGTTAATGACTCATAAGGATCATAGAATGTTACTGAAATATCCTGCCATCTTGATTTTCCCTTTATCTTGAATTCAGAGTTGATGGTATCAACTACTACAGGATTATTCTCAATAGATGGAATATCAGTAGTCTTGATAAGATATGATTGCTCTCCCGCTTCATAATAGGATTGTATGCTCATTATGAAGCGATTCTGCTGCTTCATATCAACAAACTGAAAATTATTACGATATTGTGCTGACATAGTTGTTTTGTTTTATATAAATATAGTATTTATTTTTTTTTTAATTATTTCCCGATCCTTCAGGAGTATCACTTGGGAATACTGCACCTGTAGGTAACACAAAGAAATCAATTATTACAAATTCCGCAGTTCTCGTTGGTTTCAAATAAATAGCACCTCGTAGTTCATTTCTATCAATTACTTC